GTCAAAATACAATGAAATGGAAATACATAGAACAAACGCAACAGCTAAAGCACATAGAATTGTTCATCAGTGGCGGTGTTGTATAGACTATTCAGAAAAAGATGTGTGGGAACTATTGAAACGACACCATATAAATCCACACCCCTGTTACAGGATTGGTTGGAACAGATGCAGTTGCATGATGTGTATATTTTCAACACCTCGGTTATTTGCCGGAGTAAAAGAACTTTTCCCTGATGATTATGCATCCTTAAGGCATGATGAAGAAGTCCTTGGTTTTACATTGGATAACAAAAAGAATCTTGATGAATTTATAGGTGACACACCATCGTGTGTATGTTGGAATGATAAAAAAGCAATTCGTTCAATACTTACCGGAGAGTTTGGAACAGAAGATATTTATACAGAAAATTGGAACTATCCAGTTGGTGCATTTCATGGTGCAGACGGTGGTTCATGTTAAGAAAGGAAAGATGTAAATGTACAAAAATAGTGAAGGATATGTTGACCCAACAGCAGGTGCAGCAATGGCAACGGTTAAGCGTGAAGAAAATGCAGAACTGAATGACCGTAACCACAGACTGATTCAAGTGATCAGGAACATTGTTGACATTGCCGGGTTTGAAATTGTTGGAAGGGTGACATTGAAACATAAAAAATCAGGTAAGGTGTTTTATTAGTTCGATGCACCAATCAGTGCTGTTGTGGTAGTGGTTACGGTAAAGTTACAGTTGGTTACAGTAAAAGTTACACTTGAAAGCCTTTATTTATAAGGGTGTTACAGTTGTTACAGTTAAAAACAAATTCTTTAATAATTGTAATTTTTTAATAGTAATAAGACTTAGTAAAAATAAGAATATATAAGAATAGGATTTTAACTGTAACCGTAACAAGTGTAACTCCCTTGATTTATAAGGGTTTGAAGCACTTTTTAACAGTATTTTCAACTGTAACAGAACTGTAACAGTTACAGAAAGTGAGGTAAAAATGAGTGTTCCGAAGAAATTAAGTGCAAGGGAATATCTGAAACAGCTTGAAGTGTTAGACATGCAGATAAATGATGATATTGCCACGCTGTCAGATATGAAAATAAATGTATGCAGTGCAGGCGGTATTGATTACAGCCGGGACAAAGTGCAGACTTCACCTGTAGGTGATAAGTTATGTAAGGACGTAGTGAGGTATACCATGTTTGACCAACACATCAATGAAGAAATAGATCAGTTCGTTGATGCAAAAAAGCAGATCATTAAGGAAATCCGGGGATTGCGTGATAAGAATATGATTCAGATTCTTACAAAAGTGTATGTGCAGTTTAAAACAGTCAAGGTTGCTTCACAGGAAATGAAAAAATCTTATTCGTATACCGTAGAACTGCATAATAAGGCACTTTCAGCGTTTGAAGATACCTATAAAAACCTTACATATCTGACATAAAACCAATTATTTCATATTTGACAAATACAAGCAGACCTTTTATAGTGTATGCTGTACAAAAATTTTTGCAGGTAATTTATTACCTGCAATTTTTTATGCAAAATTATATTGCTTATTGTCTTATGTGCTGCAAGGGTGCTAAAACCTCCTACCTTGCAGCACTTTTTGTTATAAAAATAATAGAAAGGCGGTGTTGTTATGGCAAAAAAAGGCAAATTAACTGAAAAGCAGCAACGTTTTGTTGATGAATACCTGATTGACCTGAATGCAACACAGGCAGCTATTAGGGCAGGTTATTCAGTAAAAACAGCAGATCAGCAAGGTTCAAGAATGTTGGCGAATGTCAAGGTTCAACAGGCTATTGCTGAACACATGGCAGAACGGTCACGAAGAACCGGAGTGAATCAGGATAGGGTTGTTTTAGAGCTTGCCAAAATTGCATTTGTCAGAATGACAGACGTTGTTGACAGTAACGGAAGAATCAAACAGGATGCATCTGCTGATGATCTGTCTTGTATTGAATCAATCAAATATAAGGAATCTGATAATGAGTTTGGTGGAAGTGTTGAGAGAGAAGTCAAGATTGCTTCCAAGATGAAAGCCCTTGAACTGCTTGGTAAACATTTAGGTATGTGGAATGATAAGTTAGATGTGAATGTGACAGCCCCTATTGTTATTTCAGGAGCAGACGCACTTGAGGACTAAATACAGACAGCCATCAAGTCAATATGTATTTGGTTATCAGAAGTTCATTCTGATGCCGGAAGATTACAAGCCTACAAAGTCCGGTAAGGTTAATGTGAAGTTACCGGAAGTAGTCGGTAAGGGTTACGGTACATTTTGGCGGTGGAAAGGTAGATACCGGGCAGTCAAAGGTTCGCGTGCATCTAAGAAGTCAAAGACTACAGCATTATGGTACATCACCAATATGATGAAATACCCTGATGCGAATGCCTTAGTTGTCAGAAAAACTTACAGAACACTAAAGGATTCCTGTTTTACTGAACTGAAATGGGCTATACATCGACTTGGTGTTGATGCTTTTTGGGATATAAAAGAATCACCACTTGAAATGACGTATAAGCCAACAGGTCAAAAGATTTATTTCAGAGGACTGGATGACCCACTGAAAGTAACATCAATCACTGTTGATCAGGGTGTATTGTGTTGGATGTGGATTGAAGAAGCATATGAAATTAGTTCAGAGGATGATTTCAATATGCTTGATGAATCTATTCGTGGTGCAATTCCGAAAGGTTCAGACCTGTTCAAACAGATCACCGTTACTTTCAACCCTTGGAATGAACACCATTGGTTGAAGAAACGGTTTTTTGATAACACTGACGATGAAACACTTGCAATGACCACCAATTACAAGTGCAATGAATGGTTGGATAAGGCAGACTTGAAAGTCTTTGAAACCATGCGGAAGCAGAACCCAAGACGTTATGCGGTTGCAGGACTTGGGGATTGGGGTATTGTTGATGGTCTTGTGTATGAGAATTGGCATGAAGAAGCCTTTACACTGGAACAGATCAGACAGAAATACAAGATTGATTCAGCCTTTGGTTTGGACTTTGGTTATACGAATGACCCATCTGCATTGTTTTGTGGATTCATTGACACGAAGAACAAAAAAATATTCGTGTGGGATGAAATGTATAGTGCAGGTCTTTCCAATGAGCGAATATATCAGAATATCACTGATATGGGCTATGCTAAGGAAAGAATCACAGCGGATTCAGCAGAACCAAAGTCTATTGATCAGTTAAAGGGTTATGGTCTCAGAGTCAAAGGTGCTGAAAAAGGCAAGGACAGTATCAACAGTGGTATTCAGTTCATTCAGGATTTTGAAATCATCATACACCCAAGGTGTGTGAACTTCCTGACGGAGATCAGCAACTATACTTGGGACAAGGACAAGTTTGGTAATAAACTGAACCGCCCTATTGATGACTTCAATCACCTTATGGATGCTATGCGGTATGCATTAGAAAAATATATCAAGAAAGGCAGCGGTTGGTTATACAAGTAGCTGTATGGTTAAAATCATGAAAATAAAGATTCACAATGATATATGGAAGGTCAAACTGGTGGATGCAAATGCAAAAAAAATGAACCCTGACCAAAACAGCTATAATTTTGGGCTGACCGAATATAAGGAACTTCTGATCAGTATTATGGACGGACGTTCTGAATCAGTGACACGTTCAACACTGATTCATGAATTGGTTCATGCTTTTCTATTTTCATACGGTCATACGGTTGAGGGTGAAGAAGCAATGTGTGACTTTTTCGGGGTTCATGGGGATGAAATCATTGACCTTACAAATCAGATTATAGAAAGGTGGGGTGACAGGTGCTTACAGTCGAAGAAATAAAAATGTTCATTGATGAAGATGCTGCATCAGTGAAAAAGCATTTTGCAAGAATAGGTGAACGCTATTTTGACGGTGATCACGACATTAAAAATTACAGAATGTTTTACTTCAATTCTGATGGTCAGCTTGTGGAAGATACAAGCAGGGCAAATGTGAGAATACCGCACCCATTTTTCAAGGAATTGACAGAACAGGGTACACAGTACACCCTTTCAGGTTCAGATGGTTTTGTATTCAGTGATGTACCTGAACTACAGAGTGAACTTGATGCACGATTCAATAATAACGATGATTTTATTGATGAACTGTCAGAAGTGATCAATGACTGTCAGACAAAAGGTTTTGCATATATGTATGCTATGAAAGACAGTTCTGACAAGCTGAAATTCACGTGTGCTGACAGTATCGGAGTTGTGGAAGTAGAAGCCCGGTTTGCATCTGATGAAAAAGACCACGTTCTGTACTGGTATGTTGACCGTGTTGATAAAGAAGGTCACAGAATCAAGAAGATCATGGACTGGGATGATGAACAGGTGGTTTATTATGTTCAGACAGATGAAGGGGAAATACAGCTTGACAATAAAGCCAAGGTGAATCCAAGACCGCATATACTGTATCAGGTTGATGGTGATGATAATACTTATGTTGATTCACTTGGTTTCTTGCCATTCTTCCGGTTGGATAATAACAAGAAACAGATCAGTAATCTGAAAGCTGTAAAAGACTTGATTGACGATTATGACCTTATGGCATCCAGTCTTTCCAATAACCTGATTGACTTTGACCATCCATTATATGCAGTCAAAGGGTTTGAAGGTGATAACCTTGATGAATTGCAGCAGAATCTTAAGACAAAAAAGATTGTTGGTGTTGGTTCAGATGGCGGTATTGAAGTACATACAGTAGATGTACCGTATGAAGCCCGAAAGGTCAAGTTGGAACTGGATGAAAAGAACATATACCGTTTTGGTATGGGGCTGAACTTGTCAGGTCTGAAAGATACATCAGCAACAACCAATATTGCAATCAAAGCAGCCTATTCACTGCTTGACCTTAGATGTAAACACCTTGAAAGGAACATCAAGCGGTTCTTGCGTAAGATCGTAGCAGTCTGCATTGATGAAATCAATCAGCAGAACGGTACAGATTATCAGAAAACAGATGTTTATTTTGAGTTCACCCACGAAGTAATGAGTAATGAACAGGAAAATGAACAGAATGAACTTACAGAAGCACAGAAACAGCAGGTGCAGATCAATACCCTGTTATCACTGGCACAGATTTTTGGTGATGATCTGACGATTCAGTATATTTGTGATGTTCTTGATATTGATTATGAAGATGTGAAGGACAAGTTGCCGGATAATGAAGCTGATAAGGTGCAGCAGGTGCAAGATGATCTTGATTCTATTATACCGGATGATGAAGGTGGTGGAATAGGTGAACAAGGCACAGAAGGAAGTGCAGCAAGCACAGCTTGATGAAGAAAAGAAAGTTATCAGACTATTAGAAGTTGTATATGAGAGGGCAAAAAATGACTGTGAACAGAAAATCAGGGAACTGTCTGCAAGGACAGACCTTGAAAATCTGCAAAGCATCATATACCAAAAAGAATATCAGCAGATTATGGTTGATCAGATTGAATCAATCTTGTATGACCTGCATGAAGGACAGTTTACAACAATAGCTGATTATTTACAGCAATCGTACATAAACGGTTATGTTGGTATGTACTATGACCTGCATCTTAGTGGTATACCTTTGGTTGTTCCAATCAACCAAGATCAGGTTGTCAAGGCAGTTCGTACAGACAGTAAATTGTCAAGCGGTCTGTACACAAAACTTGGTGAAGATGTTGGTTACCTTAAGCGGTCAATTCGTGCTGAACTTTCAAGAGGGATTGCAAGCGGTTCAACTTGGAATGAAATGGCATTAAGGATTGCCAAGGGTATGAACAGCCCTTTTCGTAAAGCATATAACAATGCGATACGGATTGCCCGGACAGAAGGGCATAGAATACAGAATGAAGCAGCCCTTGACGGTCAGCATGGGGCAAAGAAAAAGGGTGCTGATATAGTCAAACAGTGGGATTCCACACTTGACGGACGGACAAGGGACGAACACCGGGAATGTGACGGACAGATCAGGGAAATTGATGAACCGTTTGATGTTGGCGGTGAGAAAATGCAAGCACCGGGTGTTGGTGGTTCTGCAAGGAATGTTTGTAACTGTCGGTGCTGTCTGCTGCAACGTGCAAAATGGGCTTTAGACGATGATGAACTAAAGACCTTACAAGAACGTGCAGCATTTTTTGGATTGGATAAAACACAGTCGTTCAACGACTTCAAACAGAAGTATTTGAAACTTCCTGACAATGCTGATACAATGAATGTGAAAGAATATGATGTGTTGGCACACACCCAAAAACTAAAGGGTGCAATGAGTAGTTCAGATTATGATGAATACATGAAGATTCTGACTGAACACAGTAATACATCACTTCAAAAACTGTATGCAAAGTATGCTGATAAAATAAGTGGAGTCAGTAAAGGAAAAAGTGGATATTATAGCCCTGCTGACAACAAACTGGTTTTCTCTTACCCTATTCAAAGGTACATTGATAACGGAAAGAGTAAATACGGAACATTAGCACATGAGTACGGTCACTTTTTTGATACAAAAGCTGATTATGAAGGACTTCACTTCAAAGAGGTTGAAACCATTCACAGCAAGACAAAGTATCAAGTAAACCGATTTGCAAAAGTGGCAAGTTCTTCTGATGAATTTTTGACAGCTGTGAGAAAAGATAGACAGTTTTTGAAATCAATACTGACAGATGATGTTGAAAAAGACCTTAGAAATCATGACGCAAGTTGTAGTGTTCAGGATGCCATTGATGGACTTCTTTCACATCGTATCAACTGGGGACACGGTGACAAATATTACAATCGTAAATATCATTCAGTGAAGCAGCTTAAAGAACATAAAGGTTTACAGGTAGCATATAAAGAACTTGGTATTGATGCAAGTAATCTTAGCAAGGTAGCGAATGAATGTAGGGTTTATGAATCTGCATCTGAAATGTGGGCTAACATCATGGGTGCAGAAGTAAATGGTGGTCCTGAACTGGAATATGTGAAGAAGTACTTGCCAAACAGCTATGAAGCATTCATTGAAATTCTGAAAGGGGTAAAATAATATGAATGAGAAATTACAAAAAGCACTTGAACGGTATAAGGAAAAATTCAATGATGATTTTCCAACTATTCCGTTTGAAAGTCAGGAAGATGAAGAAATCATTGACATTATTGATGAATGTATCGAAGAAAACAAAGACGTTTATGATCTTGGGTACTTATCACTTGACGATATAATGTATTAAAAAGCAAAGGTATACAATTCTGTACCTTTGCTTTTTTATTACCTATATGACCATTATATGAGGTCAGAAAGGGGGGATAAAAGGAACATGAAAGCGTTGCACATTCACTTGGTACTGTAGAAAGGTATGGTGATCCTGATTATCTCCCAACTATGGGTTAAATAGTATTTTTAAGACATCCGCAAGGGTGTCTTTTTGTCGTACAAAGAAAGGATGTATTTATTATGAAAAAATTAGTAAGTGCTTTAATTGTAACCATGATGATTGCAGGTTCTACTATCCCAGCATATGCCTGTACACCACCGTTAAATCCGCCGTCTGTTAAAATCCCAGATATTAATTTTCAACCGGGTGGTGCTTTAGAAGACGCTATCGATAACGCTGTAAAAAACTGGCTTAAAAAATGCGTCCTCGATACTCCGACAGTAAATTATGCTACTTATTTCAAAAGTACATCAAGATATTTTAACTATGCAGTTTTTTCAGCAAATTGGAACAAAGTAGAAAATGCTACGTCTTATAAAGTTAGAGTTACAAAAGCAGATGGATCTTACAAAGAATTTGATACAACATATACATCATTTTATGCAACGAATTATACAGATGAATTTTTTGCTGATGGTATGGATGATGCAACCGTAATGGTAAGAGTATACGGTGAAAATGAAACATTTAGTTTGTGGTCTAAAACAACCACTATTACTAGATTTTAGTTTTGAAAAAAAATATGTCCGAAAAAGGCTTATGACGTTTAAACTGCTGCTGAAATGACCCCTGCAACATGGGATATAAACTGTTGACCGTTCCCGGTGACACCGGATATAAAAACGTGACGGAGAAAGGAAGAAGAACATGGAATTTTTAAAAGCATTTTTTGGTGATAAGGCTATCACCTATGATGAACTGGTGCAGGCAATCAACGCCTATAACGGTGATGAAAAGAACAAAGAGAAGCTGATCAAGATGGTAAACCTTACTGACGGTGGTTATGTATCTAAGGACAAATACACCAACCTTGAAACTGACCTTTCCGGTAAGACTACAGAACTGACAAAGGCTAATAGCCTGATTGAAGAACTAAAAAAGTCAGCCGGGAAAGACGAAGAAACACAGCAGAAAATCACTGCATATGAAACAGAGATTGCAGACCTTAAGAAAGAGAATGCAGAACTGAAAACAGAAAATGCATTGAAATTTGCGTTGGTTGCAGCAGGTGCGGTTGATGTTGATTATCTTGTATTCAAGGCAAAGGAAAAAGGTGAAATCAAACTTGGTGATGATGGAAAAATCAAAGGTGAAGATGATCTGATTTCAGGTCTTAAAACACAGCATCCTACCATGTTTGAAGCATCCAATGGTAATCAGCAGCAGAGTGGTAGCAGAAAGATTCTTGAAAACAACCTGCCGGGTGGGGATAAAGACAAGACGGTTACCAAAGAACAGTTCCTTAAGATGGGTTACAACGAAAGAATGAAACTCAAAGAGGAAAACCCGGAGCTATTCAAACAATTAAATGTACACTAAGAAAGGTTAAAATGGTGAAAAATTATGCCAAGAACAGGAAATTTTGGCGGTTTTGCTTTTGATGAAGAAGTATTTACCGGAATGATGCAGGAAGCTGACTATTGGACTACACCAATCATTGCTTCCGGTATCGTGCAGCAGGACAGTTCTATTATGGATTTAATCGGTGAGCATGGAAACGTGGCAACAATTCCAATCTATAAGCCGATTGACGCAAATGAAAGCGGTATGGAAGCACTGAACAACGATGGTGAAACAAACAACACACCTGTTGAAATCAGCGGTGACAAACAGACTTGTATGCTTATTCAGAGAATGAAAGCATTCAAGGCTAAAGACTTCACAAAGGAATTAACTGGTGCTGACCCTATGACACTGATCAGAAATAAGATTGCAGGTTATTATGGTCAGGTTTGGGAAAAAGAACTGATGAACATTGCACAGGCAGTATTGGCAGTTGCAGCACTTAGTGATCATGTACTTGATCTTACTAAAAATACTAAGACAAACATTGAAGCAGGCACAATTTACGATGCAGAACAGGCAGCACTTGGTGATATGGCAGGTGGCCTTGGCCTGATGGTTATGCATTCCATGATCTTCAAAGAGTACAAGAAAATGGAAATGGTTGACTATGATAAGTATGTTGTCAACGGTGTGATTCAGAAAGAAATTACACTGCCAACTATCGCAGGTAAACACGTACTTGTAACTGATAGATTTACAGCTACAGGAGCAGGTGCAGATGCGGTTTACAGCACATATCTGCTTGGCGAAGGTGCATTTTTATCTTGTGATAAGAACAATTATGAAAATCAGTACACAACCAACTATGACCCGGAAGCATCCGCAGGTATTGACAAGTTCTATACTAAGCAGGGTAAGGTGCTGCATCCGAATGGTCTTTCTTTAGCAGTTGATCAGATTGCAAAAGAATCACCGACTTATGCAGAGCTTGGTAAGTCTGCAAACTACAGCCTTAAGTTCAATACAAAGAACGTTAAGATGGGTCTTATCAAGTCCAAAGTTGGTACAGCAGTTGTCTAAGAAAGGGTGATCTGATGATATTAGCAGTTGATGAAGTAATGAAATTACCTGAATTTGCTGTGCAAAGTGAAAAGGTGATTGAAGAAAAACTGAACGCTGCTGAATTTATGATCAGAGCATACACTAATAACAATTTTCAGAATCGGTTTGTTCGATTTACTGCCGATAGTTCGGGTAACAGACTGCTTGGAACGTCAGATTTTTTGAAAGTAGGTGATACAGTTCAGATTTCACAGTCAATGGTGAATGATGGACTGTATACCGTTACTGAAATTGGTGATGATTTCATCAGAGTTAATCAGGAATTGTACAAAAGTACAAACCTGATCACTAAAGTGGAATATCCGGCTGATGTTCGTGCGGGTGTACTTGAATTACTCAAGTGGGACGTTAAGAACAGACCAAAAACCGGGGTCAAATCTGAAACGCTGTCAAGATATAGTGTGACTTACTTTGATCAGGACGCTAACAATCAGGTTATGGGCTATCCTGTTGCCCTACTTGGATTCTTAAAGCCTTATATAAAGGCTAGATTCTGATTATATGAGTGTTGGCGGTAACATTCAAGCATTGTTACAGGTAAAAAAGAACGGTGCTAAAAATGCCATAGGTGAGCGTGTAAACACATGGGTTGATTGTACATCAATCTTAGGTTGGTTGGACTTATCAACAGGTGATTCAAAGCATACAACTTTTTATGCCAAGGTTCAGGAAAGTACACACATTTTCTTGTGTGACTTTACCAATCTGAAAAACCTGTCAACTGATTGGGTTTGGAATCCATTCAGTTTTCTGACAGGTGTGATCAGTAAGACGGATGAACAGGAAACCGTTGATGTGACAAGTGACAATGCAAGAATGATGGTGAATGGTGAAGTGTATGAAATCCTTCTGATTGATGACTCTATGAATATGCACGATCATTTAGAAATCTATTTAAGATTTATAGGGGGTCAGTAGTATGTCAGTTGAATTTACAGATAACACAGCGAAAATTAAAGCTGCATTATCGGAAGGGGTTATTGGATTCCTTCACGAAGCAGGTGGTGAAATACAGGCACAGACCCAAAGGAATAGCCGGGTTGATACCGGACAAACAAAGGGGTCTTACAAATATATGGTTGATGAAGGAAAAGATGAATCAACTGTTGCTGTAGGTTCAGACCTTGAAAATGCGATTTGGGAAGAATTTGGTACTGGTGAGTATGCACTACACGGTGGTGGAAGAAAAGGCGGTTGGGTTTATAAGAGTAAGAAAGACGGTAAATTTTACCATACTTACGGAAAAACACCACGACAACCACTCACGAAAGCATTTCAGAGTGTAGCCCCAAAGATAAAGAAGCAGCTTGTAAATGTCATTAAACAGAATTTAGGGGGTTAATTATGGTTGATATGCTTGGTTTTATTTCTGATCAGCTTGATCAACTTGGTATTCCCTATGAATTTGGTGAATGGACAGGTGAAATCAGCTATCCTTACTTTGTTGGTTCGTTCAATGAAACTGAACACCGATTAGAGGACGGATATACAGGCGGTGTGTTCACACTTGATGGTTGGTCAAGGGGGTCAAAGTTACCGCTTGCAGAAATAAACGATAAAATAAAAACAGTATTTGAAGATTTAAGGGCAGTTCAGGAAGGGACTGCTTTTTTTATTACCTATTGGAACGGTTTGATGATTCCAACAGGTGAAGAAGATCTTTTTAGAATTACGATAACACTTAACACACATGAGTGGAAAGGGGCTTAAAAGAATGGGCTTAAAAAAACATGGTATTACATCTGAAACCATCAAGAACATGATCTTGGGTGCAGGTGTCATTTACAAAAATCTTAAGTATGAGAAATCAAGCAACGGTTGGACAGGTACCCCCCCTTGGTGCAACTTCCGGTGGTCTTAAGTTCAACTATGAGGCACAGTGGCTTGATGTTGAGGTGGACGGTGCAACGGTGCTGATCAAAGGTGTCAGCAAACAGAAGGTTGGTGAATCTGCCACACTTGAAGGTCAGATGACAGAACTTACAGAAGATATTCTTGTAAGTGCATTACACCTTGTAAAATCCACTTCCGAAGATACAACCTATGTCAAATACGTATCTAAGGAAAACATCACAGAAGCAGATTATCTTGAAAATGTTGCATATGTTGGAACACTTTCAAGCGGTAAAAATGTAATCATTATTTTACCGAATGCACTTTGCACCGAAGCGTTTGAGCTTGAGACCAAAAACGCAACACAGACCACTTTTGCGGTCAAGTTTGAATGCACGGCTGATCTTGAAAACGACAGCTTAAACAAGTTGGATATTGCTATTTACTATCCAAACACTGTTGTGTAGGGGGTGTGAATTATGCGAGTTGTAGTAGTAAGAGAATATACAGACAAGTACACAGGTGAAGGTCATGTGATCGGTGAAAAACTGGATATGACAGAAGAAAGATTTGCAGAAATTCAGGATAAAGGGATGTTCGTGGTTGATATTTCTGATGAAGTGGTGCAGCAGGAAACACCTGCTGCACCTGCTGAACAGGTAGAAAATCAGGAACAGGAAACAGCAAGTGAACATACTGAACCTGTTGAACATGAAGAAACATCTGCACCAAAACAGGATAAGTCTGCAAGAGGTGGTAGAAGAAACAGATCGAAAAAAGAAAGTGAGGATAAATAATCATGGCAGATTTCAGATTTAAGGATTTAACAGTTGATAACGTATTTGACTTTTGTGAGGTTCTTGCAGTTATCGGAGTGGAACAGGTTATTGGTACATTTGACAAAGACGAGATTCAGCAGTTGCAGGAATCAGGTACAGACATGAAAGAAGTTGGTATTGTCATTGCTATGAAAGTATGTGGCATTCTGATCAAGAACATTTCCAAAGCAAGAAATGAAATCTGTAAGTTTTTTGCTAACTGTATGGAGTGGGACAACGGTACAGCGGTTACTGCTGATGATGTGAAGAAATTCAAGCTGAAACAATTTGTTGTAATGGTAAAAGATTTTGCTAAGAAAGATGATCTTATGGATTTTTTCGAGGGTGTTGCCGAATTAGTGGGTACGGAACAGAACGATTCGATGAGTGCTGCAACCGTAGATATGGTAACCCCTACAGCTATTTAGATAAAGCAATCAGCCGGGGGAAATTAGACGCTACTGTTAGAACAGTCCTGAAACAGGACAATGAAGATAAACAGTGGGACTTATACTGTGCAATCACGGCAAACCCACTTGCTGATGATGTTGGAAATTTTGAAGAATTTAAACAGCGGTTTATGAGTACAGCACCGAAAGGCGAAAAGACTGAACAAACTGAACCGACAATGAACAATGCACAGATTAAGTTACAGGTGGAAAAAGCAAATAAAATTCTAAATGGATTCGTGCCACCGTTGAAAGGGGGTGGCTAATCGTTGGATATTTTTTCGTTGGTCGGAAAAATAACGATCAATTATGCTGATGCGGTAAACAACATTGAAAAGGTTTCAAAGTCTGCAAAGGGTACTGCTGAAACACTGGAAGATGTTGACAAAAAGGCAGGTGGTGCAGGCAATTCAGTAGAAGATGCCGGACAAGCTGCCAAAAATGCAGACAGTGGATTTACAGCATGGAAAGCCACGCTTGCGAATTTAGCATCTACAGCAATCACAAAAGTAATTTCAGGATGTACACGGTTGGCTGCAAAAATAGCAGATGTGACAAAATCAGCGGTTGGTCACTATGCTGAATACGAACAGTTAGTTGGTGGTGTTGAAACACTATTCAAAGACAGTTCCGGTAAACTGATTGATTATGCTAAAAAGGCATATAAGACAGCCGGGATGAGTTCAAATAAGTATATGGACACCGCAACCTCATTTGCTGCTTCATTGATTCAGGGTCTTGGCGGTGATACTGCAAAAGCGGTTGAACTGACCAACCTTGCTATCACTGATATGTCAGATAATGCTAACAAGATGGGTACTGACATAGGTTCTATACAGGACGCTTATCAGGGTTTTGCAAAGCAAAATTACACGATGTTGGATAATCTGAAACTTGGTTATGGTGGCACACAGTCTGAAATGATCAGATTGATAAATGATTCAGGTGTACTTGGTGAAAAGATTGAAAGTTTGGATAACGTAACGTTTGACCAAATGATTGAAGCTATTCACAAGATTCAGGATAACTTAGGTATAACCGGAACAACAGCAGCTGAAGCGGGTACTACAATATCAGGTTCGTGGAGTTCAGTACAGGCATTGTTTGAAAATATCCTTACAAAAGTAGGTTCAAAACTTGCACCTACTGTTATGGGATTTTTACAGCAGCTGTCGGATTGGATGGAAACTGTTGATTGGGATGCGTTTGCAACGTCTGTCGGTGATGCCCTGCAAAGGGTATTTGACTGGATTCAAAAAATTGATTTTACAACGTTCTTTGAAAAAGGAATGGACGGTGTTGAAAACTTCCTTGAAAAACTAGGCGGTCTTATTGAAGATGTGCCTAAGATCATCCAAACGTTCAAGGATTGGTCACCACTGATAGCCGGAGTTGCTGCCGGATTCGTAACCTTAAAGGCTGCAATGGCAATATCATCATTAATTAGTGCCATAACAACAGCATGGACGGCTTATAAAGCTGCAAATGAAGGTGCTACTATTGCACAGTGGCTTTTTAATGCTGCATTAAATGCTAATCCTATAGTTCTTATAGTCACACTTGTGGTAGGGCTTGTGGCTGCACTGATCACATTATGGAATACCAATGATGGTTTCAGAGAAGCAGTTACAGCTGCATGGGATTCAATCAAAAGTGTATGGGAATCAGTAAAAGAAGCTTTTTCAAATTTAGCTGAATCCATTGGTGAAAAAATTGAATCAATTAAGAATTTTTTTGGAAACTTGAAAGACGCTGCATCAGAGAAGTTTTCGGCAATGAAAGAAGTTGTTTCAGAGAAGTTTTCACAGATCAAGGGAACGATGGGTACTATAATGCAGGCCGCAAAAGATACGGTGTCTGAAAAACTACAAAACATGAAAACTGCATATGCTGAACATGGCGGTGGAATCAATGGAATTGCAGCAGCAGCAATGGAAGGTGTAAAAGGGTATTACTCAGCCGGGTACACATTCATTGACAATTTGACCGGCGGTAAACTTTCAGCAGTAGCCGATAAGTTCAAGTCAAAAATGTCAGAAGCAAAACAGGCAGTTTTGAACAAGATATCAGAGATTAAAAATGCATTTTCAAGTGGTCTTGGTAATGCCTATTCGACAGTTACCAATATACTTGGAAATATTAAGAATAAGTTCAGCAGTATCCTTGAAGGTGCAAAGAACATTGTAAGTAACGCTATAAACAGAATTAAAAGTTTCTTCAATTTTTCGTGGTCATTGCCAAAACTCAAATTACCACATATTTCAATCAGTGGTTCTTTCAGCCTGACACCACCAAGTGTACCGCACTTTGGTATTGAATGGTACAAGAAAGCAATGGACGATGGTATGATCATGAATCAGCCGACTATTTTCGGTTACAACGCTAAGTCAAATCAGTTCTTGGCAGGTGGTGAAGCCGGAAGTGAAACGGTTGTCGGAACACAAAGCCTTATGGATATGATCAACTCCGCAGTTCAGGATTCAGATAATGATTTAGAATCAGCGGAAGTATTAAAGATGATATATGCATGGATGAAGAACGGTGGATTAAGAGAACTTATGATTGATGTATTAACAAATTATGTTGAATTTGATGTAGAGGGGCGTGAAGTTGCGAGGTTGGTGAGAAAATATGCTTAATAAAGCCACTTACACAAACCACCTGAACCAGACTATAGAGTTTGGTTCAGGTGGAATTTTCTTAAATGACAGCGAGTTCTATGATTATGAGTGGTTATATGATAGTGACTATGATGAAATTACAAATTTTCATAAGGGCGTTACAAAGAAAAATGCCACAATTATTATTGCGGCAAACGAAGAAGAAGGTTTGAACATAAGAAACCGTATATATGAGGTCTTTGAGCGTGATATTCTCGCAGAAACACCGGGGAAACTGGAAATAAACGGATATTATACATCCTGTTATTTCAATGCGTCCAAGAAATCTAACTATTATTATTGCAATGGATATATGGTTCTTACGGTGAATATTATTTCTGATTCGTCGGACTGGATTACAGAAAAAGAATTCATGTTTTTGAAGAATGATGCAACACAGGATGACAAGAAAAAAGAGTACGAATATTCTTATCCATATACCTATTCTTCTTATGTGCAGAGCAGCAGCGTTGTTAATCCGTTTTTTGTGGAAAGCGATTTTCGATTAAGAATTTACGGTGATGTGACAAACCCTTCTATTACAATCGGCAGTCATGTGTATCAAATGAATACATCAATAGAGAAAGGGCAGAGAGTTGAAATTGATTCCAATAAAAGGACAATTAAACTGATAAAACAGAATGGAAGCATAGAAAATCGTTTTTGGGAAGCAGATAAAAAATCATATATTTTTGAAAAAATTCCTACAGGTGAAAATGCCGTGCAATATGACGGTACTTTTGGATTTGATTTAATACTTTTGGATAGAAGGAGTGAACCGGGATGGTAATATATACAGATTCAAGCGGATTACCGCAAGGTGAGCTACATAAGTATTCAATAGATTTGGATATTGGAAAAGATAATGATTTTCAGATCGGTATGAATTTAAAGAATCATTGCATGTCTCATGGCAGTATATGGTATGTAGAAAATACAGAATACGGTGGTATTGTCGATGATGTGAAAATAGATACCAAGAAGAACAAGGTCTATTACTCAGGCCGTGCTTTTAGAGGAATACTTGAAAAGAAAATCATCGAACCGGAAAGCGGTCAAGACTATTATATAGTATCTGGTGATGCAAATAGAATATTAGAACAGCTTATAAAAAAGGTCGGACTATCTGACCTTTTTATTGTGCCTACAGATGATGCAGGTATAAAAATATCAAATAATCAATTTGAACGGTACACAGATATGTATGCAGGAGTCAAAAAGATGTTATCTGTGTGCACAGCCACAAGTGAAACAAAAGTACAAATTAGTGCTACCAAAATAGAGGATCTATCCGAAAAATATGAATACTCTGATGATTATGGTATGCAAGTTATTTTCGAGCAGAATCGTGGTGGTGTGAATCATCTGATCTGTCTCGGCGGTGGAGAACTTGCAGAACGTACAGTTGTACATTTATATGTAGATAAGTACGGGAATGTGGGGGACACACAGTATTATAAAGGAGTATCTGAAATAACAGAAATTTATGAATATGGAAATATAGAATCCGATGAAGAACTCAGAAAACAAGGTATTCAAAAACTGAATGAATTGAAAAACAGAGACTCATTAACAGCACAATTTGACAGACTAGATGTTGACATAGGAGATATTGTCGGTGGAAAAAACAGACAGACAGGCGTGGCGATGAAGGAAATCATAAATAGTGAAATTGTAAAAATTGAAAACGATAGATATACAGTAACGTATAAGGTTGGTGATTAAGATGGCAATTAATTTGAATACAGGAAACGGTATTGAGGTTTCGGCTGCAGCTGATGGATCGTTATACAGAGATATATTCGGCAGCGATTTTTACGTGCTTGAAGCAGGGAATCAATTTAAAGCGGAAATTGTATCAAGTACATCGATAAGAATAGCAGATGGCGATGCATTACTACAGGGGAGACACGTCTGGACAAAAGTGAATGACAGTACAACTTTAAATTTTGAACCAGCAGGACAAGGGAAAAAGCGTACCGATCACGTATTTATAAAATATACAAATGATTCTGGTGTGGAAAAAGTAGAATTTGAAATTATAAAAGGGAAGACGGTAGCTCTTGGCGAAAATTACAACGACGAAATTCGGTGGACAAATGACTCTATATACTATGGTGGAAAACAATATAAAGGACATCTGTTACGTGTGCACATAAATGGACTAAGTATAGAAGAAGTCACACGGGGTACATCTATTCAACCAAGTATAGATACGATATTGGATAGAATAAAAAACGTAGAAAAAAGCCTGAATAATTTGAATGCAAAAATGAATTTTCGATGCGTAACAAAATGTGGAACTATTGTCGTCAAAATTCCAACAAACTCAAACAGTGTAGAGGTTTTTTCGGATTCTGATATAAATAATCTTCTTGGAATTACGGGTGCTTCTAATGCAAATACAGCAGTAAGTTTTGCAAACGGTGACGGTCAGATGACACTGCATCTTGATGGAGCTACATATCTGAATGGATCATGGTATGCGACTTTTAACGGATTTACAACGGAAGAAACCATGTGTCGTGTAAATTACATTATCGCTTACGGCGGGACATCCAATGCTGGTGGAACAGTTGTTACACAGTCAAAAACAATTTCACCTACTGTGAATGAACAGGTAATAAGACCAGATGACGGATATGATGCATTGTCAGAGGTAATTGTTAAAGAAATCCCTTATAAAGAAACCACAGAATCTGGATCAACAACGGTACAGATCGGTTAGGAGGTAGCTATGGGAGTTAGTAAAATAAATTACGGACCAAGAACAGTAATGGACTTGTCAAAAGATACCGTAACTGCAAGTAAGTTGTTAAAAGGTGTAACAGCACACGATAAGAATGGTGATCAGATTACAGGTATTTATGAAGCAGGGAGTTCTGGTGGTGCCGATACATCCGATGCAACGGCAACAGCGAGCAATATTTTGGAAGAAAAAACCGCCTATATAGCGTCTGGAAAAGTAACTGGTACTATGCAAAACCGTGGAGCTACAGCTGGTACAATCTCCAGAAAGACAGAAGCATATATCATCCCAGAAGGCTACCACAATGGCGATGGATCTGTAACAATCGCAGAAGCAGAAAGAGATAAGCTTATCCCAGAAAACATCAAAGATGGCGTGAGTATTCTTGGTGTATCTGGAATATATACTGGCGATGGAACAGGTGGCACAGAAGTAGATAAAACTGGAAAAGGCGAATATGTCTGGGCAAAGTACACGGAATTGATTGGATGGGTAAAAACATCTAAAGATGTTGGAAAAGATAGACCATCCGGATATTCCACAACGGAATACACGGGAGCAACAATTACAGAAGACGGATATTATAAATTAGATAATAGCATTGGAATAAATAAATATTATCTTCCGACAGGGGCAACAAACGGAAAAACAAAGAACGTGCTGTACAGGCCGTATGGATACAGAACAGATTATTACGTATTAACATTATCGAACGAAAAAGGACCATGTGGGGAGAAGGGGGACGAATTACTAGGGTATATATCCAGCGATTCCTCCGAATCTTACCCTAATGCAGGTGCACAGGACGGTGCGTACTACAGAGCGGTATACGCTCCGGATGTTAATGTAGTATCGAGCAAAATGTTGGAAAACACTGTGGCTTGTGGCCCTTATGGAAAAGTAACGGGAACGATTAAGAGATTGACAGCACAGACCATAACACCGGGAACGGAAGACCAGAACATAGACGCTGGTGTATATCTGTCTGGGAAGCAGACTATTAAAGGTGATGCAAATCTATTAGCTGAAAATATTAAAGAGGGTGTAGAACTTTTTGGAATCACAGGAACATATACAGGAGGTGATACAGTGAATCCGTACAAAGGAAAAACAATAGTAGCCTTCGGCGATAGCATTATAGCCGGCTGGGGATGGAAAGAGGGAACAGGCATCGTTCAACCGCTGAAAGAAAAATATCCCGATGGTACATGGATTAATAACGCTGAGTCGGGAGCTAACATGGCTGTGACATCCAGTCCAGCACATACACCGATTGTTAATCAGATTACATCGTATACGGGTGCTGCGGATGCAATTATTCTGGATGGTGGCGTGAACGATAAGAATAATGATATCTCGATCGGCTCTATCACGGCTGGCTATGATGCAACCTATGATACCAGTACATTCTGTGGAGCATTGGAAAGCTCATTACAGTACATCATGGATAGGTATCCATTAGCCGTAAAATTGTACATTATTCCACACAGTTTCGCCAAAGACAATTCTTATGTAGACAGTATCTACTCAAAAGCGATTGAAATCTGTGAAAAATGGAATATGCCATACTTAGATATGCGTGTCTATTCTCAGATTGCCATGACGTCTGCAAATAAAGACAAATACACCTATAACCCAAATAGCAAGAAAGGTGATGGTGTACACCCAAATGAGACATGGTATCGTACATTCTACTCGCCGGTAGTCGACCAGGCACTACAGAATCAGGGTATCGGCTCTATTACAGCATCTGAAGCACCAGAGGTCGTTGCGGTCACAGGTGTTAAGCTCGACCAGACGACATTAACACTGGATGCCGGGGATTCCGCACAGCTGACAGCTACGGTGTCACCGGGCAATGCAACCAATAAGAGTGTTACTTGGAGTGCTAATAACAGCAATGTATCTGTATCTGGTGGCAAGGTGACTGCCAAGACAGCTGGTTCCGCAGTCGTAACCGTAACAACCGCAGACGGTGGATACACAGCACAGTGTAACGTTACAGTTAACGAGAGCACAGCGACAGATCACACAGAGCTTGCAAGCCTGAGCTTGGATGGTAATTGTTATTTTGACACGGAAATTTTACCAGATCAGGACACCAACACAAAAGCGAAATGGAATTTGCAGAGTGGAACTACATACATTGCTGGGGCACGTGACGATAACTATAAGTTTGGCTATACCTGCACAGATAATTTCTATGCAGTTCGTGGAACAGTAAATAGTTCGGCAAAATCGGCAAACTATTGGAACGGAGACTGGATTATTAACCAGACGGGCGTAAGCTATCAATTTGGGGATACAACTGTAGCCACAGATGCGATAGATTCGTTCACACTTACAAGCCCGTATTATCTGGGTAATATGTCCAAGAACGGAGCACCAGCTGGAACGGGTGTGACAGGTAAGATCTACTATGCACAGATCTATTCCGGTGATACCTTGGTGGCAGATATGATCCCGGTTAAGAAGTCAGACGGAACATTGTGTCTGTATGATAAAGCGCGCAAGAAATACATCTATAATGCCGGAACAGGTACATTGACAGAATAATATTATAAGAGCCAAGAAGCTGGCACTGATTCTGGGAGATTAGGAGGTACATATGGAAATCCGAGCAAGACCTTAACGGGTCTTATTTTATTGCATATTAATATAGTAAGTACATGATGAAAGAAGTGAGGTACATGAAAATGAAACAGGCAAATTATATTAAAGCAATTTTCACGGCGGTATTCGCCTTTTTATCAGCACTCCTTGGAGTTTTGGCAGTGCCGGTGATTCTGCTGGTGGTATGCAACGTGATTGACTATGCAACCGGTCTTATGGCAAGTCCATATAGAAAAGAAGATATTCAATCTTATAAGAGCATCAGGGGAATCTTCAAAAAGGTTTCGATGTGGCTCTTGGTTGTAGTCGGAGCAATCATAGATGAAATGTTATTATATGCATCTTCCACAATCGGTTGGAAGTCACCAGTTACATTTTTGATAGCTTGTGTAGTTGCGCTGTGGCTAATCTGTAATGAAATTATTTCGATTCTGGAGAACATTCAGGACATGGGTGTAAATATTCCAGCATTCTTGCAGCCATTGGTTAAGCATATACGATCACAAGTAGAAGAACAGATCAACACAGAAAAAATAGAAGACGAGGATTCAGAGGGCAAATAGTAGCCCTCTGAGAAAGGAGAAATATGAATTTTAGCAAAGCGTTTAAAATGATGAAAAATGGACTGAAAGTAAAGCTGCCAAGCTGGGGTGGATATTGGTATTGGTCCGGAGAAAAAAATACAATAATTATGCATACAAAAGGTGGCGAAGAGATGGATATCCGAGAGACGCAAGTACCGGAGTATACATTTTCAAACATTGCAAGTGACGACTGGATTGTTGCGGATGAACAGAATTGTCCAGAACTCGGAGGAGAGAATACATTCTCGTTCGGAGAGGCGATTAAATATCTGAAAAGGGGATTAAAGGTTGCCCGCAAAGGATGGAACGGGAAGAAACAGTACATCCAGCTTGCTACTTGGATTTCCTACAAAACAGTGGATGGAGATGTTGTGAATTGCGAACATGATGCTATCGGGAATATGGCCATTGCATTTTGCGGAACATCTGGAGTTCAGATGGGATGGTTAGCATCTCAGGCGGATATGCTGGCAGATGACTGGATTTTTGCAAATTAGAGTTTGTGCGATGTCGCACAGAAAGGAGTAAAATAATGGCACACTTATTTTTAATTGCCGGACACGGCGCAGGAGACTCTGGAGCAGTAGGATACGGATTCACTGAAGCAGAAAGAGTTCGTGCATTGGCGAGTAGAATTGTAGCATATGGCGGAAGCAATGTTACACTTGGAGATACGAGCAGAAATTGGTATGCAGACAGAGGAATCACGTCACTCAACATCCCGAAGGACTGGCAGATTTTAGAACTGCACATGGACAGCGGATCAGCATCGGCGAAGGGTGGTCATGTAATTATTAAGCAAGGATATAACCCAGATCAGTATGATACTGCGCTTGCCAATTTCATTGGCTCATTCTTCCCGGGACGCGCAAACAAGATCGTAGGACGTGCAAATCTTGCTAATGTAAACAGATCAGCAACGAAAGGATATAGCTACAGATTATTAGAAAATGGGTTTATATCCAATAAAGACGATCTTACAAAATTCAACAACCAGATTGACGATCTTGCAAGAGGAATCCTTAATGCATTCGGCATCGCTACGGCATCTCCGGCAAAAGAGGATTCTGACGGTGAGGTAACATCTGGTGGAACATCTCAGGACTCCGTACAGCATTACGGTAAGGTATCTTACCAGTCACATATCCGTGACATCGGCTGGGCGTGCTGGCAGTCTGATGGTCGTATGTCAGGAACGACAGGACAGAACCGGAGAATCGAAGCGTTCCGACTTATTCCTGTCGGAGAAACAGACGTAGTAGTGCATATCAAGGATGTAGGCGACAAAGAGTTTAAAAACATTAACAAAGACACAATCCTTGGCACTACAGGACAGAACAAACGTATCGAAGCAATCAAGGTTACCGGCAAGGATACGCCGTACATCTACAGAGTCCACCAGAAAAACATCGGATGGACGGATTGGACATTCAACGGAAACTGGGCTGGAACAAAAGGAAAAGGATTGCAAATTGAAGCGATCGAGATCATGGCTGCTAAATTCCTTGCTACTCCATTTGTACAAAACAAAGGTTGGTTACAAGAATCTGTATGCAACAACGTTATCGGAATAACAGGACATAATTTACGTTTAGAAGCGTTTAAAATCAATCCTTTAGGCATGGGTATTGGTGTTAAAGCACATATACAGGATAAAGGTTGGGTTGATTATGGAACGATAAACAAAGATACTGTTATCGGCACAACAAATGAGAGTAAACGTATAGAATGTTTATGTTTCAAGGGTGACTTTGAATATCGAGTACATATTCAGAACAGTGGTTGGACTGATTGGACAAAAGCTGATGGAGTAGCAACACTCGGAACTGTAGGACAGGCATTAAGAATTGAAGCTATTCAGTTTAGATAAACGGATAGTTGAGAAGCTATCGCAAAAGAAGTTATTCTTGGTAAGTGGGGTAATGGTCAAGAACGAATTGACCGCCTGAAAGCAGCAGGTTACAGTCCTACAGCTGTACAGAAAAGGGTCAACGAATTAGTATAACAGATGGTTCAGCGGTGGCATTGCCACCGACTTGCCACCATTGCAGACATACAACACAAGAATGTGCAAGGCGGTAAAGTCTGAACTATTAAAAAATACTTGATTTTATAGGCTATTTGAGAATGTACAAAGCCGTACAAGGATTTAAAAACAGAACACTTAACAAACTTATCACGTGGAAACGGTTGTCAAATTATCCCTAAAAAAAGATACACCTAAGATTGAGGTTACAATGGAGCCTGATGAAGAGAGTAATTATACACCAGAGGAAAAGGCTACTTATTCAAAGATTAAGGAATATGTGAAGGAAAAGTATGGTGTGAATGTGCATACTTCTTATATTGCACAGGTAAAGCGGATGTGTGGTCTGGACATGGGCGAGAACTACAATAAATCCAAGAAAGAGATTCCAGAGGTGAAACAGTGTCCACAGGAGAAGGTGGAGTATATTAAGGATGCGTTGAGGCACTTCAAGCTGATTTGGTAACTGTATATTAGTATGCCACGGCAATATCAATAGATACTCCCGCAAAGCCTGTAAATAAGCCATTCCTTAGCTGAAAAAGTGCTCTACTACACACTTACTACACGTTTTTTAGAGAAATAGGTAGGTATGATTAGATTAAATGAATAATTGACAATATGGCATATGTGCCATATAATAACTACAAAGGAGATTGCATGGCGGACTTTAAATTGATTGCATATGAAAAAGAAAATGGAGAAGTTCCTGTAGAGGAATTTCTTGACTCTGTTAATCCTAAGATGAGAGCTAAGATATATGGTTTGATGGGAATTTTGCAGGAAAAAGGAAATATGCTTAGGGAACCATATAGCAAGCATCTGGAAGATGGTATTTTTGAATTGCGATGCAAATTCGGAAGCGATATTACTAGAGTATTATATTTTTTCTATTATGAGGGAAAAATTATAATGACGAATGGTTTTGTTAAGAAAACACAGAAAACTCCCAAAGAGGAGATACAGATTGCAAAAGATAGAAGAAAAGATTTCATAGAAAGGGTGATGAAGAATGAGAACATTTGATGATATGCTTTCTAATCAGTTGAAGGATGAAGAATTTAGAAAAGAGTATGAAGCGATTCAGCCAGAGATGGATGTTATCAGAGCTATCGTAGATGCAAGAACATCACAGAATCTTACACAGAAAGAACTTGCGGAGCGTACTGGTATTAATCAGGCTGATATTAGTAAGCTTGAAAATGGAACAAGAAATCCTTCTGTCAATTTACTGAAAAGATTAGCGGATGGTATGGGAATGGCTCTTAAGATTGAGTTTGTACCGAAACAGAAAGCGTAATTATGTGACCTCACTGGATTTTGTCTGGTGAGGTTGTTTTATCAAGTTATATTAATGTATGATGAAAAAGATTATCTTATAAAATAGAAAGAATGTAAATTGATAAGAGATAATGGCAGAATAGATATATTTGCATAGGAGAACTAATTATGATAGCTAAAGATATTATTGCAATTGCAACATCAATAATTATAAGTGTGGGTGGCTCTGGAGTAATAATATGTGCATTAGCAAATTTTATTTCAGAGAGAATTGCAAAACGTATTGATGGAAAATATCAGCAGAGATTTGAGCAAGAATTTGAAAAGTACAAAAGTATAATGGAACATCGTAGATATATATCAAAAACTCAATTTGATAATGAATACCAGATATATAAACAACTATCAAAAGCATTTTTCTCTGTAGCAGTTAAGTTATCATCATTTGCATATAAGAGAATAGGCAATCGTATTATTTCTATTGAAGAAGATGATATAATTTCTATGGAAGAAGTTAGTAGAATAATTAGTGTAAATAGTACTGCTCAAAATTTGCTTTTTGAAAATGCACCATTTATTCCTGAGGAAATATATAATGAATATCTTGCGTTAAATGAGCTGGCAAATACCTTGTTTTGGGGAATTATTGCTAGAATAAAGGAATATGAAGCAGAATGCGTGGAAATTAATAAAATTATAACAGAAGATGAAATTGGTATGTCAGAAGATTTCCAAAATAGGTTGAATGATGTTAATAAAAAAGTAAGAAAATATTTAGAAACATTAACGATTATTGCTGATTAATATTAAGGAAGGTGGAAATACACCTTCTTTTTTTATACCCATTTTTTAAGTAGGTGGTGCCAAAAAACATACAAAAATACTGGGACGTTTCGTAAAGGGATGTCTATACATTTCGGGACTGTTTATCAGTCCTTTTTTAGTAGTTTCAAAAAGTACACATTTCAGGACTAAGGACGATGAAGAACAGAAAAAGGAACGTGTCAGAAAACACAATATCACTTGATAATTCTTTTTGGGGAATCTGTAGGTTTAAGACTTATGGGTTCCCCTCTTTTTTATTTCTGAAGAGAATTCCAACGGAAGAAAATAGCGATTCATAAGAATTGCGTAGCCAGCCGGTAAGGCTGTTCAAGGGGATTGGGGATGTGCCATCAACGAGCGGATAGTAGCTTTTTGTACAAAAAAGCACTGCTCGCCACTTTGCGAAGTCGCGCCCTAACACCATAGAAGATAGTGCCGCGCGAAGCGTGGAATCAGTTAAAAAAGCACGAATAAATGACTTGGGAGTCCATGTAATGGGACAGTAGTTTTGTTAAGATTTATATATTGATTCATGGATGATTGGTTTCGTTAATATCAATAAATATAAGATAATACATTGATTTAGTAGCAAAAAGCTAGTAAAATATAATTAAAGTGATATTCAAGATAACTATACAATGTAATTTGGAACCGGAGGAAACATATGAATCAATTACAGGATAAGTGGATAGGGCTCGATGAAGCCGCAGAGTATTTGGGGATTAAGCCAGTAACTTTACGAAAGTGGATTAAAGAAGGCAAGGATGTTCCAGCACATAAGATAGGACGTCTTTGGAAATTTAAATGCTCCGAACTAGACGAGTGGGTAAAGAGCGGAAAAAGTATAATAGAGTGAGGTAATTATGATTAGACTTGCAACAGCATTTAGTGGAATCGGAGCAATTGAGCATGCATTAAATCGAATGGGACTCGAAAATGAAATTGTTTTTGCATGTGACAATGGTGATGTAAACATTCTTACGAAGGATGTTGATACAGATATTGATGAAATAGAAACAGAATTAGAATCGCTTTCTGAACTGATTGAGGAAATAAGCATTAATGACAATGTGGAAGATCTTTATAAAAACCAGTTGGAAGGGATGCTTAGAGCATCAATGACTGAATTTCATGAAGTGGATGAACAGTTAAATAATGTCGAAGAAAAAGACAATGAATTGCTTAAAAATACTACAACCGAATTATTAGATTCTAATGTATTAAAGGCCAACAGAAAGAAAGAATATAGTAAGAGACTTGCGAAACTAGGAAAGGGATCTTTCGCAAATAAGAGACTTGAAGAGTTTCTGCTTTTATTAGCATTTTCAAATGATTTTAGAGACAACAATGACTTACTTGAAAAAGCAGGACTTACGCAGAGTGTTACAGAGTTGCTCGAAAGATTTGAAAATGATAACGGAAGAAAACTGATTCGAAGAGTTATAGATCTGGCTCAAAGAACCAGTATGCTTCACGAAAAAATTAATTATCTTCGTGTGCAAAGGAAATTAGATTCACTTGGAGAAGATTGGAAGGCTCGCAAGAAGTATGTCGATTCATTGTACGAGGGCCTTGAAAAGAGAAACAAAGTTAAAGCAAGTTACACTGCTAACTACGACATCAAAGAAGATGATTTCCATTGGAATATAGCATTCCTTGATGGAAAACAATACGCAGGAAAGGTTGATCTATTTGTTGGTGGTAGTCCATGTCAGTCATTTAGCTTTGTTGGAAAACAGAGAGGATTAGATGATACTCGTGGAACATTGTTTTATGAATATGCACGTTTGATTGATGAAATAAGACCAAAAGTTTTCATATATGAAAATGTGCGAGCTGTTACTTCTCATGATGGAGGAAAAACTTGGAAGAAGATGCAGCAGGTTTTTAGTGAGTTGGATTATAGCTTTAGTTGGAAGGTTCTCAATGCTAGAGATTATGGTGTTCCTCAAAATAGAGAAAGATTATTTGTTGTAGGTTTTAGAAATGATCTTGATCTTGATGTTGAGTTTAGCTTTCCACAAGCAATTGAGCTTGAAAAGAAAATGCAAGATTTCTTGTTGGACAATGCACCAGGTGGTTATTTCTTACCAGAAAAGGGTGTGGACTTTGTGACCAGTGAGAAAAATCTTTCAAAGAGATTTACACAGATAGATGGAGAGGTTCAGCTTTGTCAAAAGAAAAATCAGCAATTTAATTGGCATGGAGATTTTGTATTCCAAAGTGAAGAGGATGCAGAAAAGAATCATATTCCGGATTTAGAAAAGTACTATCTGTCTGAAAAAGTGAGAAAGTATGTATTGTCTACTGGAACAAAGAATTTTTACAGCAAGCCGGAAACAGATCTTGAGGTTGCGCGACCATTACTAACTACTATGCATAAGATGCATAGAGCAGGAGTTGACAACTATGTGACGACTGATGGCAGATTGAGAAAACTTACACCAAGAGAATGTCTAAGATTGATGGGATTTTCTGACAGCTTTAAAATTGTTGTTTCAGATACCTCAATGTATCAACAGGCAGGAAACAGTATTGTTGTTGATGTCTTGATTCATATTATGGAGCAAATATTATTAAGCTATCCTAAGCTTAATGATTAAATAGAAGGAATGGGAGGTTGTATAATATGTCATTTACACCATTTGCAAGATATAGAAACTTTACATTAGCTAATCTCAAATCATTACTTGAAGTTTATCCTGATATGGCAGGCTCTATTTCATGGGATTTTGCTAAAGACTTAGCTGAGGAGCGATTGAAAGGATATAAAAGAACCGCTTATCAGCAAGCATGCCAACTTGGTTTAGAAGATAGATCAACAAATAGCTTTAAGGTACATAATTATTTATATACTTTTGATGACAATAATCTGACACGATATCTTGTTTTTTGGTTTAAGACGTATTATGCACCGAACCCTTATGTAAAATCAGATGATGAGGCGTTTATTTTATATTGCCGATTATGCGAGGATATTCTACAGTCAGAGAATCATTCCGTAAGCTTTGAGGAATTTGTTGAAAAGAATATCGGTGGAAAAAGTGATGATATTTTGCTTAACGTCATAAAGGCATTTGCTGCACCAGTTAAATATAAAAAAGTTGGAAATGATGATATTTTGTATGTTTCTGACGAGGACGTTACTGCGGTTGAGAGCGAAATGGCGTTTATCAAAACAAACTTTCCGATAGGTGAAACAAAATCTGAACGAGACTTCTTTGAAAGATTTTCATATCAGAACTTTTGTAAGTTTTATGATGAACCAGAAGATCCTTTAGTTAAGGATGGAGAGAAACTGGAAAATGTTTATGACACAAGAATTGAGTTGCCTTTCAAGCAAAGCAAAAAATGCGCACAGCAGTTAGTTGATTGTATCTATGGCATAGATAAGTTTAAAAGAATATCATCGCTTTTGAAAATAAACGATAAGAATATCAAGATAGTTACTGATGATTTGGGAGGTAATTACCTTAGATATATTTTCCCGAGAACTTCATCTGATTCATATAATGATGAGTCTAGAGTGTTTTTGAAAAAAGAATACGAGATACCAGTTGATGATAGTTTAGAAACCTGCAGATTATCCAATCAATGGGTTAGCACGGAATTGAATGAAGCAACATCAAGCGGTCTTTCGCTTATAGCTTTAATTAGTATTATTAATGCCAATTACTCAGATGTTATAAAGATTTATGAAGAAGACGGTAAGTGGTATTTAGACATACTCATGAGGGAATTTAAGCTAGAGGAATTACCAAATTGTTTTGATAGTGATTTCGCACAGCGCTATATCAGTTCTTTAATTGCAAAACCATTTGTAATTCTTACTGGTAATAGTGGTACTGGCAAAACGAGAATTGCAAAGCAGATATCGCAGTATCTTGAGAAAGATGTTGATGGAAAAAGAAATTGGTTAATCGTTCCAGTTGGGGCGGATTGGACGGATAATACTAAAATGCTTGGTTTCTATAACCCATTGGAAGAGAGATATGTTTCTACACCGACACTGGATTTTATACTCCAGGCGAGTGAGAATGTGAGCATTCCACATTTCTTAATTCTTGATGAAATGAATCTGTCTCATGTAGAAAGATATTTTTCGGATTTCTTAAGTGCGATGGAATCAGATGAGGAAATACCTCTTTATAAGAAGCCGGTTAAAAAGGGGGATACAGAAGATTCCAAAGACGTGATTCCTGAAAAGATTCGTCTTCCTAAGAACTTATTTGTAACAGGAACAGTGAATATAGATGAGACAACATATATGTTTAGTCCTAAAGTGTTGGATCGTTCGAATGTTGTTGAATTTAAGCCGAAAAAGGATGATGTTCTTAAGCTAATGACAGGAGCAACTGATGTCAACAAAGTTGAAACGGCTGATTTTGGAGTGGCTGAAGGATTTGCGGTTCTTGCATCGGAAATCAGAAATGGCGTTTGCAATGTTGATGCGGATGTACTTGATCAGGTTAAATTATTCCTCGATGGTATTTATGATGAGTTACAGGAAAGCGGGTTTGAATTTGCTTATCGTACTGTCAAGGAAATCCGTCAGTATTTTGCAGCAGCATGTGAGTTGCAGAAGGAAGGGTTTAGTCTTACAAGGACTATGGATGAGCAGATAGTTCAGAAGATTCTTCCAAAGATTTATGGTGATAGAAAGCAGATAGGAGAGCTGTTAAATACTCTCGAAACTAAATGCAAAAACGGAGTTGGAGAGTCTTCAGAAGAGATGACTTTATCATTGAAGAAGATAGAGCAGATGAAGAAAAGACTTGATAAATATCAGTATGCAAGCTTTATGTAAGAAGGTGTTTTAATGGGCATAGCAGCAGTTTCATTTAAAGATAAAAATGGAATAGAGATAGTGATTTATCCGCAGGGCGAGTGGGATACTATTGATTTTAACGTAGCTACTGAAGAAGAAGGCACAGATATGATTGCCTATGAAGAAAAAGAAGCTGCGTCTAAAGCTGCGCTCTCAAAGTTTGATATTGCAACTTCAGTGGATGGACAGAAAATATTAAGACTACGTGAAACAGCTACTTATACATGTAGATTAAAGGGTGATATTCAAGCTGGTTCGGAACAGATTTGTAAGAATCTCAGTTTCCCAAATGAGAAGAACAATAAATTTCTCAAAGTAACTAGAGATAGAGATGCATTATCCTTTAGATTTATTAACTATCTGGGAAGAACACATTTAAAAAATTCTTCAGATGAAACTGTAGTCGATTTTGAAATAGTACCTCAGAAGATGAATTATGAAGAGGACTATATTGAGTTGACTAAAAAGATCGCCGAAGAGTGTGCAGAAATCTTACTGGAGTATTCAGGTGTTACATCAAACAGATTTGATACATCTGATACCAATAGTGCCAAAACACTTTTGGAGCAGTTTATTTTCTTGAGGAAATTCTGTTACTCACATAACTTACAGGCTCTTTTCGGACATATAAAGCGTAATCCGGATAGAATGCTTATGAAGGATGAAGTCCTTAAGCCAATTGGACAGGGTTCTCCAAGTGCAAGCTTTTATTCCAGCCCTTTTTCTCATAGTAGAGACTGGCAGATGGTAAATGGAAAGCCTATGCCTCAGGAAGTTGCTGTGACGAGAAAGTATGACAGTCTTGATACAGTTGCAAACCGTTTTGTGAAGTTTGCTTTGAAAAAATTTAACTTGATATGTAGAGAACTCTGTTCAAGTCTTGACGCCGCAAAAGGAAAAAATGCAGGACAGAATATGTATACGGAGTGCTATCGGGAGGCTTTAGAGATTCAAAGAATTACTGATGACATTTTGAGAGATCGTTTCTTTGATGATGTAAGAAAACTTACGATTATGCCACAGAATAATCAGGTACTTGAAAAGAGAGAAGGATATAGACAAATCTTTTATGCAGCAGCTATGGTTGATCTTGCTCTTCAATTGAATTGGGAGGGTGAGCAGGTGGCTTATAGCGGCGAATCTAAAAATACGGCATTGCTGTATGAGTATTGGCTGTTTTTTGAGCTTAGAAAAATTATAAGTTCAATCGAGAATTGCCAATGCATACAGGCTTCTGAAAAGCCGTTCATCAATACTGACAATGGTCTAACTATTTCATTAAGTGAAGGTCAGACTTCTTGTCAGGCATTTCTTCTCCCTGATTTGGGTACAAGGGTGAATCTGTATTATAACAGGACCTTTTCAAGGGAAGAGTTTTCCAATACAAAGTATGCAGGATCATATTCAAGGCCGTTTAGACCGGATTACACGCTGGAAGTATATCCTTCGGATTATCTTAAACCTGAAGATGCCATCAGAGAAGGTGCGGTAAGCTACATTCATTTTGATGCGAAGTACAGGATAACGGATCTAAGATCTTTTATCGGACCTGATGAAAATGAAATGACAGAGGAGCAGATAAAGGAAGAAGTTGAAAATGATAAACATGATAGCGTAACGAATACATACAAGCGAGGAGATCTTCTGAAAATGCATACATACAATGATGCAATTAGAAGAACTGTAGGAAGTTACGTCCTGTATCCTGGAGATTTTGATTCAAAGATAAAGAATTACAGACTCTTTGAGGAGGTTCTTCCCGGAGTAGGTGCTTTTGCAATCAAACCAAGTATTCAGACGGACAGTGAAAATGTATTGAAGGATTTTATATATGAAATCATTGAAGCACGTAGCAGAAAATACAGCAGACTTAACCGTATGTTATCTTATAGCAACCTTGTACTTGGTGAACCTGTGATTAGTACGTTAGATAAAAGAACTACAGGTAAGGAAAAGGACAATAAGAATATCCATAATGATTTGTGTGTTATCGGTTATTTGAGACATGATTATTATGAGTTACTGAGCAGAGAAGACCTTTTATCTGAAGGCAGGACATTTGTCTTTTATTACTATGCTATTAAGGGTGAATCAGTGTATTCACATCATGAAGATATAGGAAAAGCAAAGTATATTCGCTTTTATCAGAATGATATTAATGCTACGGGTACATATGAAATAGAGCCGCTTAAAGGAATCATAAAATCAAGAGAATTGGTTTCAAAAAAGCAGCTTGATGATTTACTGACAGAGAGTGGTTCTAACGATGGTAAAGAAAGATCCGCAGATTTTTATTATGTTCTTAAGGTAGAGATAGTAAGCTGCACTGAGCCAAAGATTAGCTGTAATAATAGTGATTTGAATGGCGTGAATGGAAATGATACATTCAGTCCGCATTCACCTAAGGTTGTAACTGAAGATTGGCTATTAGTGAAATCTTGAAAGATGGTGAAGTAATATGAGCGATAAGCTTACACCGGAAAAAAGAAGCTGGAATATGAGCCGGATTAAAGGCAAGGATACAAAAATTGAGGTGGAAGTCAGAAAATATCTGTTTTCAAAAGGATATCGCTTCAGAAAGAATGATAAAAGATATCCTGGTAAGCCGGATATTGTACTACCAAAGTATCATGTGGCTATATTTGTTCATGGCTGCTTTTGGCATCGGCATGAAGGATGTAAAGATGCGACAACACCAAAAACGAGAACGGAGTTTTGGCTTGAGAAGTTTGATAAAAATGTCAAAAACGACCAGATAAAACAGGAAAAGCTTAGGGAGCTTGGGTGGAAGGTGATTGTTATCTGGGAGTGTGAGATAAAGAAGGATTTGATTAAGACTATGGAATGGTTGGAGCAAGAAATAAAATATCATGATATTGAAGGGAGATTGAGATAGATGGGCTTGATAGCACCGATTAGCGCAATATATTCATGGGAGGGTTATAAATATCAGGGCAATATAGCGCTGTATGTCACACTTTCTTATATAAAGGATATTTTGTCAAAACAAGAGACACTAGATGACTATGAAATTCAAATTGAAGGAGAGGAAGATTTTGCTTTACTGAAGAATGGCCAATACAAGTCTTTGCATCAGGTGAAGCTGGGGGCAGTTAATCTTGATGATAAAGATAAATTTGCTTTTATCGCTGAAATTATTCAAAATGACGCAGAAATGGGTTATTTTCATGTCAATTCAAATGAGCATATTCCAAGTGACTTTTTAGAAAAGGCGTATTCGGTTATTTCGGATTTGAATATTGAATTTCAAAAAGATGTTGTTTCAAAAGGTGATTTAAATGCGTCAGATAATCCTGATGATTATATTGTATTGGAATCTGTTACAGCTAATACGGCGAAGGCTTCGAAATATAGCATTATTAAATATAACACAAGAGGAAAAAAAGATAGGAATTCTGTTGAGAATGCTATTGAAAGTATACGGAACGAGCTTCAGCAACATGTGAATGAGATAGAAAATAGAAAACACATTTATTTATCCGCCAATCCGGATGGTGTTGAAGACCGGTGTTTTGTTGAAGAATGGCCAATAAAATTTGATGATATAAAAGAGGTAAAAAAACAAGGTGTTCAGCTAATTAAAGATATACTTGTTATGGTGCATCCCGAGTGGACATATGCGGATGATAAATATTGTGGTTTCTTGTATGAACAGGGGTTAGGCCTTATAGAACAGTATGTGACAGATTTTTTTGTTCAAAAGAACAAAAATGATAGATGCATTATCTCATTTAGTGAATTTTATGGATTAATAGTTAAAGAATACTATAGCAATTATGACGATAACAAAGAGTTTAAGTATTTTCTAGTGCTGAACAAAATAGATGAGGTATTTATAAAGTTTAGAGAAAATAATTGTAATCAAAATAATTGTCAACAGTGTGCAAATGCAGAAACCTGTAATCTGTTGAAACAACTTACAGAATTGTCAGGTAGGGAGATTGAAGAACAGCATAGCTTAGTTTTTAATCTTCTTTTGAAAGAACCAACAGAGAGTATTAATAATCTTCCAAGTGATGAAACAATCGAAACACAATTGGTTGAACTGTTAAAGGATTTGTCTGTCTTAACATTGAATGAGAAAAATATAATTACGGCTTCATTGAATAAAGAGTTTTATTGGTTATCACTTGATGATAGTCGTAAAAAAGAAAAACTTAGAGAAAAAATAAAAAAAGGAATAAGGGAAAATCCAGATAAATCGTTCCTTTATGAGTGCGATACTTTAATTACTGGTCGTCTAAATGATGAGGCATTTAAGATAGACGGTTCCAATGTGAATATACTGGAAAGAAATCAGCTGGAAGAAATAAGGCATATTGTTTCTAGCAATATAGAAGATGAAAAGGCTAATTGTAATAAACCTAAAATAATACGCTTGGTTGATGCTGAGCAGGCAAAAGAGGAATTACTGTAATGAGAGAGTTAATACAACAGATTTTTAAAGCATATGGATTTGGGGAAAAGTGGCAAGATGACAGTATTGAATTTTATGCCGCTGAATCAGAAGATAAGACAAGCTTTTTTCTGATTGATTATATCGAAGCAACTTGTGAAGGCATAACAGATGTAGAAATGCTAACAATGTTAAAGCAGCTTGAAAAAGATTATATTGATGAGAATACAAATGGAAAGGGTGTAAAAAGAAAAATTCAGGAGTTGTTTGTGAATGATAATGCAAGTATAGCTGCACAAATCGACAAAAACACATCTGCAATTTATCCGATCAAATTGGAATCATTAAATAATTTGGATAAGTATAGGAATCTAATATATTCGGTTGAAGAGTCACCTCACTATTTTAGAAGATTTGTTTTACCCTATACTGACAAGCAGGTGGACGAACTAAAAATAATTATTTCTGACTATCCAGAGAAAAACATAGTGAATATATTGAGTGAAATTGCTAATCAGGAAGAAGCGTATTATGAACTTGCAGGACATCGGAACTTGGATAATGCTTACGAATTAGTTATAAGATTATTTTCTAAAATACCTTTTTTGCAATATAATTTTGTCGCGCAGCAAAAGCCGATGGCAGTTGAGAAGCGTATTGAGTCAGAAATGGACGCTGAATTTCTTAAATATCATACTTTGATTAGCAAGAACTGTGTGGATATAGACGAGTATATAAAAGTTTTAAACTTGCCTGAAGATGATGCTGCTATTGAGGCTGAGATGAAAAAGAGACTGGAAAAGAGGGGATAAGATGCAGTATAAAGTAAAGTCTGTCAGACTTAAGAATTTTAAGTGCTTTGATGGTTCAAAGTATTACGAATTTGTTTTAGATGATACAAAGAATCCTATTATTCTCACAGGTCCGAATGGATTTGGAAAAACAACATTTTTTGACGCAATTGAATTGGTTTTTTCTAATAAAATAACTAGGTTCAATGAGGCTATTGAAAAAGGAAATACTGATCTGCAAAAAAATGTGTTACTGAATGAAGCAGATTCTGATGGCTATATAGTTTGCACTTTAATAAATGAAAAACGTGAGTGCTTGTCTTTGATTGCAAGAATAGATCATGGAATGCACAAGGTCAATTATTCGGATTCTATAACGTATGGAATGATAAATGAGAGTATCGCCACTGAAAATTTGGATGTATGTATTAGAGAATATTCAGATTGGAGAAAAAGTATATCTGAGTTTGATGTACTAAAGTATTCTAAAGAGAATTTTGCTGTTTATTATTATGTATCTCAAGCTGAATCTGTACATTTTTTGAAGCAGTCTATAACTCAACGAAAGGATGCAATGAATGCGTTACTTGACCTAGGAGATGTGGATAATTGGGTAAAATTTCTTCAGGATAAATTAATTGGAAAAACTGCATCTTCCTCTAATGTTGTAATAAATGAAGAAATTAAATCATTAGATGTCAAGATAAATGAAGATATCGATCAGCTTAGGGTGGTTGGTGCTATTGATGAATCTGGTTGCGAATTTGAATTTTTTAACATTATAAATCCTGGAGATATGGATAGTGCTCCACTTTGGGATTCCGAAAAACTTGAAGAGGTCGATATATCAGAACTTGAACGTGGAGTAAGGGACATTGATAGAATTTCACATTTGGTCAAAGACTATGAAGACTATAAGAATCATTTGTGGAACAAGAAGCTTGAAGCTACAATGGTTAATGGGGTAGAAGATTGTTTATTAAGCCGTGACTATGTGAAGGATAAAAAAATAGATATTGATGGTATTAAGCATATTATAGAGTCGAAGAATCGAGTAATAACGATTTTTAATAATAGCGCTTTCTTAAGAAGTAAAGAGATTGTTCCAAGTGATTATAGTGCGGATGGAATGAGGAAACTAAAGCAGTTATTTCCAGAAAGCGTTCGTTTCGATATTGAAGATGTACAAAGTATGTGCACAAATCTGATTGAAATGAGTAAAACTCTTTCTTCTAAACAGGCAGTAATAAAGAAGATGGAAAGTGCCAGAATTGCATTACACGAAGCAAATGAGGAATTCGATGAAAATACAGATAAATGTCCGTACTGTGGTCAGCAGTATGGGGAATCAATAAAATTGAAGGAGGCATATGAAGCAGCTCATGCTCTTTTAGAAAAAGAAAATGGAGAGGAATTAAAGAAATATAATGAACTGGTAAAACAGTTGGAGGAAGCTGTTAAGGAATCCAAAAATGCTTTGAATAAAGAAATTGGGGCTCTTAATGATTCTGATGTAAGTGTTATATTAGATGAAGTAAGGCGATTATCTTCCTTTGTTTCTGACAAGAAGAGGGTAGAAAATGTTGAAATGCTTATTCCATTGATCAGAGGGGATAAAGCTTTTGACGACATGGGAAAACAGGAACAAAAAAATGAATTACAAAGGATGTTTATAGAAGCAAAGAGAGTTTTCTCGAATGAAGATTTCACAAATAATCTTTCTTTGTACGCCTATGATTCTTTATTAGAAGAATATCCTGATATAGAGTGGACGGAGCAAAATCTATTGCAGGATGAAAAAATGGTTGATAACAAGAAAGGCTATATTAAAGCTGCAATAAATTCAAAGAAGAATGAAAAAGCCAATGAAATTAAAGCTCGCATTAAGAAAAACATTAGAAGATGGAAAGCTTTAAAGGCGATAAGAGAAGATTTGAAGAATATACAGAAGTTATATTCTGATGCAATCGAATCTTATAAGAATCAGATTTTGAAGAGACTGAGAGTGCCATTATTAATCTATACTGGAAAGATTTTGCAGGATTATCAGAATGGTTTAGGCGTATTTATCAGTAAAGATGAGATGCGTTTTGTGACAAATGGGGATGTGAAGCACGATATCCTTAATACGTTCAGTTCGGGACAATTATCGGGATTTGTTTTGGCGTTCCTTTTTTCTATGAATAAGCAATATGTAAAAGAATCAGAAGATGATCTTGGATTTATTCTTATAGATGATCCGGTTCAAACAATGGATGATATTAATATTTCGTCAATGATAGAAGTGCTTCGTAATGATTTTAAGGATAGACAGATTATCTTATCAACTCATGAAACAGATAAGGAAAATTACATTTTGTATAAGTTCTTTAAATACAATAGAATTGGACAATCTTTTAATGTTAAAGATCAATTGTATGGTGTATAAGCCTTATAGGCATTGCGAGTTGGTTGATTTATGCATTGATATAGCAAGAAAATAAAGCAACTTATTTATAATGTGTAAAGTGAAGGTGATGATTTGGAGGGGAAAAAGAATTTACAAAACAATTTCAGAATTATGCTTTTGGGATTGCAGAACGCAATTAAAGAATATTTAGAACATGGCTGCTATACTGGAAAAATAGATGAAGTAGAAGCTTATTTGGTTGCATCTATTCATGCGTTAATGGATTATGCAGATAGATTCTTAGAGAATGATGAGCGTATTTTAGCGTGCCGCTATGTAAACAATACAATCAAACATGCAGGAGGATTTGTAACTCATAAGGAAATAACTCGAGGTTTGACTTTTCCTATGTTCTTTCCTTCAGAATTCAAGGAAATAAAATTTATATGGAAAAATAATGCAGATTTAGAATGCCGTTATATCAATCAGAAAGAGGCTTACATACATTATTTTGCTGGTAAAGAATTACTTGAGACGTTGAATCACTTAGCGGATATGATTGAGAACGGGATTGAAAATAAATTGTGTAAGTGATTTTTTATGGTGATTGTATTATGACGGTGTATATGAGGACTTTATTATGAGAACCAGTTGGAAAGAAAAGAGGTAAGAAGTGATTATTTCTAATGAGCTTTTAAAAGCATTGAAAGCTTTATTCAGGGAAATTTCATAGATGAAGAGACTGTGGGACGGGGTTTGGCTGCTCCACAGCTTTCTGCCATATCAAAATATTCTAGACGCATGGAAAACAAGCTTTTAATGGTTCCGGACTTCTTAAGAAAAGAAGCGGTTGATAATGAACAAGCAGATGCAGAGGACTTTGAGGATGAATGTGAACAAGCCGATTATATGCTTTCGTCAGATTACGCAGTATTTATGGAACCAGAGAAGATAGGTCCACTTGAAAAATCTGATTGATAATCTGGATGAGCCTTTTTCTGAGATTTTACTGAAGCTTATTGATACCAAGGATATGACGGATGTTGCTGTCTATAAAAGAGCCGGAATCGACAGAAGGCTTTTTGCCAAGATCAGAAAAGGTCAGGGATATATCCCAAGAAAGAAGACAGTAATTGTGAATAGTCCGAGCGGTATTACACCATCTGTCCGGTCATAGGCGCCGGAATATTCAAATTGCCTTGTCAATTGGCCTGCAACTTTCATTTGAGGAAGCAGAGAGTCTGATGAAGAGTGCCGGATATGCTTTTTCCAACAGCAGAAAAGCAGATGTGATTGTAGAATATTTTTTTTAGAAATGAGATTTACGATATAGATACGATTAATGAAGTACTGTACTGGTATGATCAGCCGTTATTGGGCTCGATTGAGGAGAAGTTAGAATGAAAAGTCAATAACATCTAATAGGAGAGATAGAAGCGTGATAGATTATGAACGATTTATGAGACAACAACTAAAAAAGCTTAATCCTGTTCAACAAGTGGCGTATTCTTTGATTAAAGGAGATGCCAGATTTATATCTACGTTGATAGATATATCTAAGGAGCCATCTAAGGCAGATAATAACTATATGATGATGAGTCAGCCATATATCGGATTGTTTGCGAATGGCGCAGAACAGTGGGGGCGAAAGGTTGGATTACGTTTTGTACCAAACTTTAGCACAGAAGAGAACACATATTATTCACTGCTTAGACAAGGGCATAAATTATTAGATAAAACGTATAAAGAGTACAGACTTCAGCTTATGGATACTTTGAAGCAATCTGATGATTACTTCTATTCTATAAGGACGCCTTTGTCTATAGCGACGAACGTGTACTATAATGTTGGAACCGATATATGTCATGGTGAATATTGTGGAAACACAATATTGTGCGGTATTTATATGCCATTCAAAGGGTTTGATAATAGTATGGGTCCCAAAATAAGAGATATGAGTGTTGTTGCAGGAAAGTTGGCCAGTTTTTTTTGCTTAGGGAAACCATATGCATATGAATATGATCACATTTGCGAATTATCATCTCCTGACTATCATTTTTTCAATAATTGTCCGTTGAAATTAAATAATGAAGTTGGGTTCGTTTTATTTTCAATTTTGTGTAGCATAAACTATTGTATAGTATTTGTGGAAAAATATATCACGGAGGAAATTCCACAAAAATTTAAGTTCTGTTATTTGATGTACTATTACCTTTGTGATTTTATTTTAGATTTAAACAAGGAAACTGGCTTGAATCTGTTTTTGAATTCTGATTTAAAGAAAAGAGAATTGCGTAATTGTTTGGCTCACTATGGGTTGGGTCAATATATTAAGAATTCTGATATAGTTCAATCTGATGTATTAAAGGGACTTACTATTAAAGCCTTTAAGAAAGATTATTTTGAGGTGAAGGAAGAATTATATAAGTTTATGAATGAACTTGCAGATCAAATAAAGAGGATTATCTTTTAGCTGTGATTGAATTAGTTCAACTGTGCTCAACTGTTGTTGAGTGGTTTTCAATTGGCTGACTGTCCTTATTAAGGGACAGTCTTTTTGCCACAATTAGAATCATAAAAAGGGGAGTGCACGATTTTCGTGGCTTGTCGACCATTGCAAACTTTTTGTAGATTGTTATTACAAACACATGTTCGAAGTATTATACTTTTAATCAGGAAGTAACGAAAGCAGATTGCTTCCCTTAGAAAGGAGCGGCGTATGAGACACAAATCTACAGAGCTTATGGGTACTATTAAGGCATTTGTAGAAGAATACTACAAGAATTATCGCCACTCACCGTCTACAACGCAGATTGCAGATGCGGTCAGTATTGCCAGAAGAACGGCATATAAGTACATAGTAGCCATGAATGAGAATGGCATGATCAGATATGATGGCCAGCAGATTTCTACTGAACAGACCGAGAAGGTTCAGACAGAGTTTACAAGTGTGCACTACTTGGTGCTGTTTCCTGCGGCGTGCCTACGCTGGAGGAAGAGTATGTAGAGGAATATGTGTCATTGCCTGCCTCGATGTTTGGCAAAGGGACTTTTTTCTTACTTAGGGCAAAGGGCGAGTCTATGATTGAAGCTGGAATATCTCCGGGAGATCTGGTACTTGTCAGGAAGCAGTCAGAAGCCATGGATGGCGATATTGTTGTTGCCTTGGTAGCGAATGAGAACACGCTGAAGCGCTATTTTGTAGACAAAGAGAATCAGAAAATAAGACGTCATCCTGAGAATAAGACCATGAAGGACATCATTGTTTCAGACTGTAAGATTCAGGGGGTAGCCGTCAAGGTCATTAAGAACCTTGAATAATGTGCGCTAAACAGTTTAAAAGATCAGAATAGTCATTACAGTTGATAATGGCAGTGTTGACTACACTTACGGAAAGGTCATTGTCGGGAGAATTATGTACACTTATCATATCGGTTTTTTTCCCTTTTCCGAATGAGAGATATCAGCTTATCAGTCAAAGGAGGCGTGATGTTGGTGAGTTTTGCGGAGGAAAAAACTGGGGAATGTGTGGTATGTTGCCACAGATGTGGGGCATTTCTTATGGAGTCAGCTAGTACAACTTCGTATATGGTTTGCCCGGAATGCGGTGCACGCCTTGTTGTGTGCGTGAAGAAAGGCAAGGTATGAGCTATAAAGGGTTTTCGAGAATTGACAGAGAATTTGTAGGATAATATAATGTGTATATTCCAGTGGCAAAGGATGAGAAGGTATTACTATAAAAAAGAAAGCAATAAGAGGAGATTAAGTTGAAAAAGAAAAAAGATGAGATAACTATCCGCTCTAGCGTGGCGGAATACTTAACCTATGTTGCCTCTGTTGGTGATCAGCAGGACAGTGTTGAGATGCGCTATGAGGATGAAAATATATGGCTGACACAGAAAATGATGGCCACATTGTATGATGTTGGTTTACCGACAATAAATGAACATATTAAAAAAATTTATGCAGATAGTGAATTAGAAGAGACGGCAACTATTCGGAATTTCCGAATAGTTCAAACGGAAGGGTCTCGTCAGGTTACACGTGATACCAATGGCCTCATACCGACTTATTCCCGAAGATTTCAACGGTCAAGACCTTGATAGGAATGTTAATTTTGCTACAGCATGAGGATATGGAGAATTCAAGGGCTATTGGTAAATTAAGGATTGATATAATGATTTTCTATTATAAAAAGAGGTGAATTATGCAAAAATATACAGATGACGACATTAGAAATATGAATAAGATTACATGTAAAATAGCGGCAGATTACCTCGGAATATCTCCCATGGCAGTAAGTATTGGTATGCGAAATAATCTTTTGCCAATTGGTTTTGCAATTCACAATGAGGAAAGAGATAGAACGTATTCTGAAAGCTGGTCATATCACATAGTAGGTGAGAGATTAATTGCATATAAGTATGGGAAAACATCGGAAGTCCAAGTTCAAAATATTGAAAAGAGCTTAAATATTATAATAGAACAGTTTGAAGAGATGAAAAAAGACTTGGTTTTTCTATTAAGCGAAAACGACAATCTGCAGAATTAGAACTTTTTGAGTATGCGTTTTCGCTAGGAAAATATGAGGATGGTAATAAAAAATACGAAGGAAAGGAGCTGCAAGGATGGAGAATGAAAAAGGAATAGTTAAATTGACTCGTAAGCAGCTCTATGATGAAATATGGGCTCTTTCAGTTGCAGGAGTAGCTAGAAAATACAATCTGAATTACGGAAAATTAATCGCTACATGTAAAGCTGAGAATGTACCATTTCCCTCTTCGGGTTATTGGACCAGAAAGAATATGGGAAAAGATGTATCAAACGAGGCGGTTGAATTATCAGGTCATGAAGAAACGGAAATTTCATTGATAACGAATGACGCGACGATTAAGCGCATTAGGAAGGTTAAGGCAGAAATAGTTGAGAATAAGCAAACTGACATAATAGAAGATGCTAAAGTAGTAGTGGAAGAACTGCAACAGAATAAAGCAGAGAACATATCTAAGTGGTCAGGTGGAATGCTTGAATTTTTGGATGAAACAGAAAGAAATAAAGTATTAGAGGTTGCATGCAATCTCCGGATAAATCAGAATACACGCTTACATAAGACATTAGTTCAATATAAAAAAGATATTGCGGATTATAAGACGAGGCTTAAAGAAGCACAGAATAGATCATACTATAATCCAAGATATAATAAACCAGAAAACGAGCCTGAATTCTTTAAGGAAATGTCTGATGAGTGTATGCCACGTGCAATTGCAATATTAGATACAGTATTCAAAGCAATTGAATCTATGGGTGGAAGTATTAATAGTGATTTGTCTGTAAAAATTAGAGGAGATATTGTTAGATTTCGTATGGTTGAGAGTCAAGACCAAGTGAAGCATGAAATGACTAAGCAAGAGGCGCAGGCTCTTGTAAAATATAACGATGATATCAAAAATCATAGATGGGCTTCAAAACCGCAAATAAGAAAGTATGACAAAGTTTATAATGGAAAGCTTCGTATTGTATTTGGGGAGAGAAGTTATATAAGAGATACCAATTCAGAAAAATTAGAAGATAGATTGGGTGATATTTTAGTTACCCTGTATGAGAAGGCAGAAGAAAATAGAATTGTACGAGAAGCATGCGAAGAGACAGAACGTAAGAGAGTTGAGGAAACGAGACGCAGAGAAGAAAATAGGCAAAGAAAAGAACAAGAAATTCGTCTTGTTAAAGAACTTGTAAACAAAGCTGAAGACTATAGAATTGCAAAGGAAATAAGAGAATATATTCAGGCTATGATAGATAGTGGAAATGAAGATATTACTCCAGAATGGATTGAATGGGCTCTGAAGAAAGCTGACTGGTATGATCCGTCTATAGCGACTGAGGATGAATATCTGGGAAAACGTCAGCATGAAAAAAGTGCTGAAGAAAAGGAAAAATCTTTACAAGACAGTATCAGAAAGAGCTGGTATTGGTAAAAATGAATGGAGGAAATTTGATGGATAAAGATCCCTTTAAAGAGTATATAAAACAATCAGAACCGAATAAAAGAGACAAAGGTTATGCCTGGCATACAGCTATCGGACTTCAAGCAGTGGATAGATTAAAGACTTCGAAGTATTTGATTGATACTGCAATAAAGAATATTGAAGGTGATATTTCGATTGATGAAGCGCAAGAACTTCTCAACACGTATTATGAAGAAAATCCAAAAGCAGATATAGAAGACCGTACGGAAGAGGCCGATAAAGTTGCCGTTAGAATAGCAAAAATTTTGTCGGAGAAAGCATTTAGTTTTACTCCGAATGAGTATTTGATGCAACTAACGACATTTTTGCGGAGAATGCATGGTATTTTAGAAATGCACTTGTTAGGGCCAATTATAACGATTTGAAAAATGGTGTTCATGAAACAACCGAGTATTTGGAATTGTTTTTTAGAAATTTATTGTTGGATGAGAAGAATGAACTTCATAATCGTACGATGCACATTAGTGGAAGGTTTGCAGAAGTGGACATTGAGAGTGGAGAAGTGGACATTGAAAGCACAAAAGTGGACATTCGAAATAAATTACTTTCTTTCTCAGATACGATTTCAGAAAAAACAATAAATCATACAGTAGAAATATTTTCAAAATGTGGAAAAGAAAATTGTTTCGGAAGAATTGAATTTCGGTAAATAGTAACCCGAGAATCCCCTTTGTAACCCAAGACTCCCTCTTTGTAAAT